CTATTATTCATTATTTACTTGTTGATTATACACAATCTCCATGGCCTGTTGCAGAGATTCAGCCTCCATGAGCTGCTGACGAAGTGCAGATGCCCCAGCAAAACTTTGCACATACATTTTGTAAAACTTTTTCATGATTGCCTGATTTTTTTGTTCACCCCAGCATTGTTGCCACAACTCTAAATGACGAAGCAAAACCTGCAAGCGATGCTGCTTACCATACACCACCTGACTGGGCATATAAATCAAATTTCCATCCATATCTTCTGTGATATCTGGATTAAATATCCACGGATTTTTAAAAATTCCCCTGCCAATCATAATGCCTTGCAACCCCATTTCTGCAATTTTGTTATGAGCTTGGGCTAAACTGATAATATCACCATTGCCAATAATCGGAGTGCGATCAGCAGTATCAGGTTGAAGCTGGTCGCGCAATTGTACAGCAGTGGCAATTTCTTGCCAGCGATTTGGCACCTTGGATAGATCTTTAACGGTTCGCCCATGGATAGTTAAGGCGGCAATACCTTGTTGCAACAAAAACGGAATCCAGGTAGTGGTAGTAATTGTATCAAAGCCAATCCGTGTTTTTACGGATACAGGAATTTTGCCTGCGACTCCTTCTTTGGTGGCGGCAATAATTTCGGCAGCAAGTAAGGGATTTTTGATTAAAGCACTACAACAGCCATTTTTTATAACAGTTCTATCAGGGCAACCCATGTTAATGTCAATTCCGTCAAAACCACGTTGCACGCATAATTGAGCCGTATCACGATAATTTTGTGGTGTTTTTCCCCAAATTTGAGCAATAATTGGACGTTCAGCATCAGTATATTCAAAACGATGAATCACGTGATTTCTGCCAATCTGATTGGTAACACCCTCCACAGACGTAAATTCTGTAAACATCACATCAGGGCGACCACATTCAGCCACTACTCGGCGAAACACCGTATCCGTTACGTCCTCCATGGGTGCAAGTATCATCAGCGGCTGTTCAAACGATTTTTTCCAATCAAACATAGTGCACTGGTATCACACATCAGCCCCTTCAGTATTTTGTGAAAAAAAGTGACGCATCGCCTGAAAAAATAAACAGGCTTCCAAAAAGGCAGTGGCAAAGACCATGCCATTGACCATCAAGGTACGCGTACGTAAATCAATATCAATCCCAAAGTCATTTGAGCGAACTATACCATAAAATAGGACAGTACCAAACACGTAAAAAGCAAAATTTAAAAAGGTGGCTTTGAGCAATGGTTGAGTCTGGGACAAAAACAGCTGCACATAAAAAATAGCTGAGCTGATGGCAAAAATCACAAAAAATTGAAGCGGATCAGCAGTCTCACGGCTAAAATTTAAGGCAAGAGAGGCAAGGTACACAACAGCTGCAAATAGCAACGCGTCAAAACCAATTGCCATCCCACGGTGCTTGCGACTATGTACTCGGAGGTTGGAAAAAGTAATCACAAACGATCGCAAAAAGATAAGAATTGCGTTGAGTACCAGCACATAAGCATAGGCGTCCCAGCGATTTTTGATGCCTTGACCAAAATCCAGATACAGTGCAGAAAAAACCACCACTGATGCGGTATACAACAAAAATGACGGAGTAAATAGAGTGTTCAAAACGTGCGTCTTTTGAATCCATCTAAAGGTTTCACGCAAAAAAGACATAAGCGGTAGAAAAATAGTATAGTTTTTCCCATGATAGCCTAGACACAACTAGGCTCAAAAATTATCCTTGTAATAAAGCAATTTACTTGTTTATGGAAAGGTAATTTTGTCTAGTTGCTTGGTGTATCTGGTATAACTACTTGACGAAAATAAAAATTACGTCTTTACTATGTTTTGTCAACTGGCGACGTGGCCGAGTGGTTAGGCAGAGGTCTGCAAAACCTTGTACACCGGTTCAATTCCGGTCGTTGCCTCCAAAGTTTTTTTACCACCTTTCAATCGGCAGATTTGCTGATAAACACAGGACGAGGAGGCGGTTCTATAGTTGTTTTTTGAAGTGTACTCAATTTCACCAGAAAACAGCAAATCAAACAACTGATTTTGCTTGGCAATATTCGCGTTATCCCAGTAAGTACCAGGATTTTTCAGTTTTGTTATCAATTCTGTAAAAGCGGTTCTATAGTTGATGTAGGCACCCTCATCATTTTTGAATTTTTCGACTTCTAATTCGTTTTCGGTGAGGGTTAGTTGACCCTTCAAATCTACTACCTGGTGTTCGTACATTTGCGCGACTTCATCTGAGTCTGCGTTGACTGCTCTGGTGGTCGCCTTAGTGATTGTTGCGCGTAGTGAAGCTATCTGTGACCGCAGTTGCATCACACGTGACTCATGCGATCCAAATCGGCGGTTTAGTTCATCGTTCCACAGAGTGGTGACTAGTTCAATCTGAGATGGTGTTAGCTTTATTCTTGATAAGAATGTGATGAAGTCAAATTCAAAGTCTGATTGCTTGTGATTGATACGATACTCAGGGCATTCTTTGTTTTGGCAAAAGTAGTACCCATAATAATTGTGACGACCCTTGGAGAAGGCAGCAGTCATCTTTTTGCCACAGCAGCCACAGCGGACTCGTCCACGCATAATCAATGATGCATTCCGTTTCGCTGAGCGTTCATCATTCTTGCCCCTGGTGTTTTTGAGGATTTTCTTATGTTGCTGCAAAGTAATCAATGGTTCGTGTTTCGCTTTGATAAATGGAATATCCCACTTTGAGTACTCATAATGCCCAGCATATAGTGGATTTTTTATTCCTTCGTAAAACGCGGACTTGCCGATTTTGACCCCTTTGGTCACGACATACTGATAGGCTTCAGCTACATTCATTGATCCAGATGCGATACTTTCCAGGGCGTGCTTTATTATTGGTGCATCCTGGTTTGGAATCATGAATTTTTGCTTTCCGATTTTACGCTTACCATACCCTTTAGGGTAGCCAAACACCCAATACCCCTCTTGCATTAGACGCAACATCCCTGCCCTAGACCTTTCCAAAATCCTATCACGTTCGAACTGTGCAAATATCATACCAATTCCTGACTGAAGCTTCCCTTGCGCCGAGCTAAAGTCAACACGACCATTTGCCATCGGACTGTAAATTTCAGTCAACGATTCTTGACAAAACCTAGTCAGATCAAGCCACACCTGCATGTCTCGCGCTAGACGATCTGGATGATATACAATCAGAGTTGTACCTGGATTTATTGATAAGAATTGTTTTAGCTCAATCAGACCTTTACGATTTGCTTTCGTCCCCGAAATGTCTTCATCTGTAAATTCTTGAAGTACTTGGAAATCATTAGATGAGGCATACGCGCGACACACCGACAACTGTGTCTTCAATCCTTCATTTTGCATATCGGTGGATACGCGTGCGTAAATTACTGCATTTTTTGGCATGCAGAGACGGTTCAATACTTTTGGGTTTTTGTCAAAGGTTATTTGACTAGTCGATAGGCACCCCCAATCCTGAATCCACAAAATCCCACCGTAAATGCGTCAACAGGATCACGCACATTAACATTACCAGCAGCACCTGACAATACAGTAACACCTGAGCGAATACCAGCAGCCAAACTAACATTAGCACCTTCACCAAAATCACCTGCAGAAGTGGTGAATGGTAGTGTTGCAGTTAAGCTAGCTGTGCTTGCCACACCAACAATCCCAAACGCGGAGATAGTGTAATTCACAAGGTCGCCAATAATCTTATACCTCCCATCACGACCACCAGTGCCATCAAAAGTTGAACTGCCTTCTCCTGTAACTGCAGGCGTCCAATTGGAAAAGTTGGTCTCTTTTATAGGAGCGGAGACCGTTTTGTAGTTCATAGGAGCAACAAACTGGCTTGATGAGTTCATCTGTATCGTAATCCTGCCTATGACTCTAACTAAATCACCAGAATTAGGCGTAACAGTAGCGTTTGTATATCTGCCATAATTGCTAGTTGATGACGAGTCAAAATCACTAAAGGCAAGTGCATATGGTATTCTACTTATTACAATATCAACAGTATCAGCACCAGCAGATGCGGTATTGTAGACCAGGTAGACAAATAAATCTACGTCAAATGGATTATTAGCAGTACTGCGAAAGTGGGAGTTATTCAGATTCAGCCAGTTAGTACCAGCAGATAACGTTATAGACTTGGCGGTATCGATTGTTATCTTATTCTGTCCTATGTATCCAGTCATAGGCAAAAGACTGTCTAAATTATCAGAACCATTTATTTTTTTAATCGCAACTGATAATGTGCCTGAAGTGATGACAGGTAAAATTGAATAATCACTAAAAACACCGTCAACCGATGTTAATGATAAACTCAAGATAGATTTAAGTTGTGCGATGGTTACGTGCTTGTCACCCCAATCACCGCCACCCAGAGCATCAGCGATATAAATCAGGTCATTGTCACTTGGTATTGGCTTGTTTGGGGTATTAGGAACAGCTATATTAGACATATTTTTTTCAAAAATTAAAGTACAAAAGTTAATCTCCAGCTCGGAGTAAAAAGCCTACTCCTGCGGCACGCTGCATAGGGGTTCCATCAGTAAACGTCAGGAAGTTGCCAATCAAAGCAGATTCATCAATAAATATCTCAACCAACTTCACATCCAATCCAAAGGTGGATTCATTAGCATACTCAGTGCATTCAATGACGAACCCGGTCACAATCCGACCACGGCTGCTACGGAATCGGACAACCGCACCAAAACGAATGTTGGGATCCTTCATCAGCTTCAGACTATGCACGCGTGATGGCTTGGCGAATTGCTTCAAGAACGCATCAAATAACTGGCAATACGTTGAATCGTTGAAGGAGTAGAGTTGGTTGAATATGTAGGGTTTGCGACCGTGTTTTTGGATTGATGCTTCATCTTGCAATAAAAAGTCAATAGCGCGATTGTCGTATTCACTCTCAAAGGCACGGCGAAACAGACGGTGTGAGTCAGCTTGAATATGGATTTGACGCAAGTACCGTTCAGAAAAATTCGTGTTAGTGACTGTCACCGCAATTTTATCATCCACGATATTGACTGAATCTATACTGACACCTGTATTATTGTATGATGTTGAATCTGCATTAGTTCCAACATTGTACCCATGCCAAAATGCGTTATCCAATAGATATATTTTTTCACTTCCTGATATGTTTGTTTCGATAAAGGCAGTAATCGTTGATTCAGCTGGAATTTGATATTGCGCATCAATCAACCAAGCAACAGTCTTGGTATTCAGGCTAGAGGGACCAACTTCATCCTCCAATCTGGACATCTCGATAGAATTATACACCAAGTCGTCTGACCCAGAGTCAGTGGAATAACTTATTAGTTTGCTAGTCGGCAAGTCATATGGCGTTGGGATATTCTCACCATCCCACGTTTTGTATCCAGAACGTGCCACGAACTTGCCCAAAGTTGGATCGTACGTGAGGTATCCAAGCATCGGAGCAAGCAGTGCGTCGATAATCTCACCAACTGTATCTTGCTGCTGAATCAAAAAATAAAATCTAGAAGTGGTAAAAACCGACGAATCCCCAGCCAGCGGTGTCAAATCAACATCAATCATCGATGACGGAAGGAAGAATCCCAAGACTTTGCGCAGGTAGTAATTGTACCACTGTGAGTAATCAGATAAGTCACCAATTGCATAATATATTGCAAACCGATCAGGGAATGAATCAAAATCACGAAACTTCATCGAGCGGACAATCGTCAAGTAATCGTCAAAATCTACGGTCACAGCGCGATTTGCATTTTGCTGCCCTCTGAGACGACCGACTGAACTGATTTGACGAAACCATGTTGAGCGGTTATCCTCACTGACCCAGCTTCCAGTGCATACTGGTAAATTGTAGGCAAACTCATCCGATTCTATATTCTTGACCACGCGGAAATTCTCGTAATTGACTGTTTGAGTAGTCCCTGTTGAAGTCCGTGGCCGCACTTGCATATCCACAACATCAGCCCAAATTAGTGTGCCAGTCTGAATGAATGATGATATAGGAATCATAACCAGACTTGCCACATTTGCCGTCACTGCATTGACATTTTTGACCAAGTCCACCTGATAATAATTCGATGAATCCTTCAAGAATCTCAGGTATGAAGTGGAAAATTCAAAATTGTCTTTGTCCTGAACCAGAAAATCAAAGGCAATAAAGTCATCAGGAGTTATCTCATACACGGTCGATTCGGCATCGTTCACCAGCTCGTATCGGTCAAGTCGCCCACGATTTACTTCGCCTACGGTTCGGTCTATTGAGACGGTATCAACCGTACCAGCATCAGTCACTTCAATCTCGCGGCAGTGACGAAGTATCATTTTTTGATTCGATTGGGTTGAAGCATCCCAGCTCTCTGCATCTGTACCCATGGCAATCTGCTTGCCAAGGAATGGAATAATCGAAGCATCACCAGCGGCTGGTGCCATACCGTGGATTAACTTGGAATCGGACAGTTTGACCGTGGTTGACCAAGTCCCAATCGGAGCATAGCTTTTGTACGTGAACTCAGCCGAATCAGGGATTGAAGTTTCGCCGCCTACTGTAATTGATGGGAAGTCGTGCGTATCATAGATCTGGTGCTTCACATTCATATATTCTTCAATGGCACTACGTTCGGCAGAGGTAATCTCACGTGCAATTACAATGATATCTCCTATATAATTTGTTGCATCTGAACCAAGGGATGCGTCTAATGTGCCAATTCTGAGCCGATTTGCGGTGGCAATCGCGGTGGTGTTTGTGTTGGAGGCGACCTGCGACCCGTTCAGTCTCAGCGTATGACCAGATGAATCAAGCACACAACTCCACAATCTTTTTTGATCTATGGCAAAAGCTGGCACCGTATAATTCAAGTCGTTACCCTGTTGACTCCACCGAAAATTCGTGGTAGAACTATAGCCAATTGCCAGTCGATTATTGGTAGTAGCCGCACCTGAGTCCGCAACCAGCCATTTCGCATCGTTCAGCGACCGCTCCTCCGCAATGAATACAGAATATGGTGTTGAAGCAAGTATAACTCGACGAGGTGTTGTCAACCGCACATACTGACGAGCTTGCAACCCTCCCCACCTATTCGCAGAGTAAAAATTTTGACCGCCAGTGTTCCCCTCAAACTGCACAGCGTAGTTAGTTTTAATGGCTTTATTTCGCCAGTTTGGAAAATCTCCAGTAGCTGTTTTAGCACCGACATGGGCATGATTCGTTTCTGTGCAGCTAAACCAAGCAGTAAGGTCAGCAAAGACGGAACCAAGGGTCGATGAGGGCGAGCTGGTATTCACCAGTCCTGGATTGCCATATTCCAAATATATTATTTTTGAGGTTGCAGGGAGGTCTGGAATGCGGACGTACACCTGTGTCCACTGCAAGTTTGGAGCATCTACATAAAAATTCAGTGGCGTGACCCCATCAGAATCGTACACGCGAAGATCAGCAAACGTATAGCTACACTTATTTTCGTCGTGGATCGTTGCGGTATCGAGTACTATCCGTACCAAATAGTTTGACTTTGCAGTTTTGCCAGTGTTATCTACCGTGACTAACCGACGGTATAGATTCCCCTTCATCGCCGCATACACCTTTTCGTCCACATAATCAGTTGCAATACCCACTTCTGGGAGCATATGCTTGACGCGTTTGGCGTACGAATTGATTGATGAGGACATATTATAATTGTCTTAAAATTACAGTCATATCTCTGCGAAAATCTGGGGTGTGCATGTCTTCGGTTATTGAATCCAGGCGCACCTCAACCCAGCCAGTAAAATACTGACGCAATGAACTTTCTATCACGCAATAATACTCACCAGTGTTGCAGTATTGACGGATCAGGGCAAAGTCAGCCTCACGTAACTTCGTGAACTCTAGGGTAATGTCCTCTTTTTCGGCACCGAGATATGTGATAGACCGCTGATTATCTACCGACTCTTCCTCAATTCGTTTGATAGAAATTCCGCGTGGCATACCATCAGGCAAATTCGGCGACGGCATCACCACCAGGGTCGCTTCAGATATTCCAAGTTTGAGTTGTGCAAGAGGCATATTATGCGGTTATTCCTTCAACTTTGAACCCTTGCTGGGCAGCAATTCGCTTGATTTTGCGGAACCATTCAGCGAGGGAACGATCGTCAATTATAGATCCACGTGCATCTATTTTGATTATTATGGGTTGATTTCCACCACTCTTGCGATCCTCACTTCGTTGCATCTGCCGAGTTTCAGCGGCGGAATACACATCAGTTCCCTGTGGTAAGTAGGTAGTAGTTCCAACCCTTAGTGCCTCCGCACCAGCTTCGTTGATAATCGCTGGACCCCCTTCAAAGTTTCGGACACCGGAGGCGAATTGAGGGACAACCAGGGGCGTAATTGTAGGGCCACCAATTGCACCAGACATGTCATTAAATCCACGAATAAATACGTTGAAGTTGTCCACAACACCTTGCAAAGCCCAGCGGATAGCACCTTTGATTCCATGTCCCAGACCCTGAAATGCACCCACAACCTGGTCTTTCACTGCAAAAGCCTTTGTACCCAGTCGATCAAAAAAACCCATGACATTACCAATTACTCCACCAGTAATATCCTGAATGCCCATAAAATTATTTTGCCACGTAAGATACAGCCAGCCGATAGGACCAGTTAAAATCAAAAACCCATTCATCAGCAGACTGAAAAAGTTTGCTTGTAGCCATTGCCATGACCACCCAAAGAAGTCAATCGTACCTTGCCACGCACCCATCATCCAGGCAGTCACAGAATCCCAATTCATCCAAAGCAAGACAACAGCCGCAATTAGCCCACCAATCAACAATGTAACCCATCCAATTGGACTTGCCATCATAGTAGCATTAAATAAAGTCTGTGCCAGTGTAGCACCTTTGGTTACGCCACTCCACCAAAGTGTAGCACTAGCGTGAACCGCCATTGCAGTATTTGCGAGATACCAGGCAGCTGTCATGGAACCGACAACGACAAGGAGAGTGTCAATTGCACTTTTGTTTTCCATATAGAAATTGGCAGAATCACGAAGCAGTCCAATAGAAATTCCAATCACATCCGAAACCTGACTGATACCATTTTCTAGCATCGGCATATTTTCATTTGCTAGGGCTAAAAGCTCATCAGTGTATGGTTTGACTTCAAGCAGTAGCTGCCTCCAAAGACCATCTGCCATAGACCAAAAGTCCTGATACTGAGCGTGTAAATCCTCAACCGCTCCGCTGTTATCACCCCACTTGTCACTCATAGAATCAATTGCAGCGATTGAATCAAACCCCATGTCTTCCACCATTGTCCCAAGCAAAGCCACAGCTGCCTGATTACGGACTGCCTCATCCTCAGTACCAGATAACGCACCAGTAATTTCGTCAAAGGCTTCCATCGTTGACATTTTACCAGTGGAAAGGTTGGAAAGGAAATCAGCACTATTCAGTCCAATTGCATCCAAGGCATCAGCACGTGCATCAGAACCGTCAAGAATAATAGCATTTAGTTCCTTGAAAGAATCCGCAATTTTGTCCGTACCCAGCACGCCATTCTGCTGACCGCTGGCTAAAATGTTAAAAAACTGATCAGCACTAGCGCCACCTTCAGCAAAAATTCCGCCGTATTCGTTGATCGTGTCCAAAAAGTCACCAGAGTTATCAAGCCCAACCTGAAAACCATTTACCAGCATGTTCATTGCATGCTCAGATGACACCCCAAACTCCTCCATCAGAACCCCAGCTGCTTGAGTAGTCGCATTTACATCCTGCTCAAACGCATCACGAATCGCAATCGTACCCCTGGCAACTGCAGGCAGGTCTTCATCAGCAAGACCCTGGATCTGCTGGCGTGAAGCAATAATCACATCAGTGGCATCACCCACGTTCTCGCCAAAATTGTCACCCCAAACTTCCTCAACTACACCACTTAGATGATAGGCTTCATCAGCAGTAACCCCAAGTTCGGCTTGTATTTGACCCTGACTATCTTGTATATCCGCACTCAAGTTGAAGGAGGCTACGCCGACAGCCCCAACCACACCAACAAGTCCAAGCATGCCAACTTTGGCAACATCCAGCATCATTTTGTTTAACTTTCCATAGGCACCACGCAGCATCCCAGTTTCTTTCGCCAACTGCTCAGTACTCGCCATGACCTGCTTCATCGTGCCACTTGCGTTGTCGTAGCCATTGATTGCGATACTTAGCGTTTCATTCATACTTTCTAGCGTTTGGATTTAGATTCTGCGGCTGCAAGTTTGGCTTCCCGGTCAGCTTCATCAGCTTTGCGTTTTTCTTCCTGACCCCTCTCAAATTGAGTCAAAATTCTGGCAACTTTGTGGTAGGTTTCAACTGGTAGATTTTGTAGTTCAGTCAGGGTTATATTCTCCCTAGTTAGCAGCACATCATTGATCAGCATGTACTCATCAAGTGGAAAGTCAGGCACCCACTTTTTAGGAATTTCACGACCACGACCAACTTTCCAAACATAGAGTGCAGCTGCGTCAGAGATTACTTGGCTTTCTGATTCTCCTCCTCCTTCTCTTGTTCCTTCCTTAAACCCAGTGGGTCAATTTGTTGTATTGGTTCGTACAATTCATCAAATTTAGTTTTTGTAAGTGATAAGACTTCAAACTCTGGGAGTGAATAGTAAAGTCCGACTAGCGCATTCTGAACATGCATCAAGTTTTCGTTAGCACGTTCAGGGTTTTTTGGGAATATTTTACCGTTTTCGCTGAAATACTGGACGCCAGCGTGTCGAATTCTGGACAGGTCAATTTCTTGTTTACGAGTCAACTCGAAGTTGGAATTAAAGCGATAAATTGAAGACTGGTTCTGAACCCCATCATCCTGAGGTAAGGTCGGTTGAGTAGCATTTTCGTTCATAAGAAAAAATAAAAATTAGGTGACTACCTTATAAAGCGGTGTAGTCTGGTACCGTTGTGATTGTGTCGATTTTGATGGCATATCCGTCACTAACACTTGTGGCTAAAAAAGGAAAATTCATATCCAGGCTCAAATAGTCATCAACACCTGTGTTTGATATAGTTGCATCCATCTTGGCACGTGCAACGGTGAATGTTAAAGAAGGTTGAACTGTAGAGTCGCCAACAGGAGCTGCAGAAATTGAAGTCAAATCAAACTCATATGCTCGAAATTCGTCAGTTCTCCAAGAGTCCAGGCTAACAGCACTTCGTAACGTTTCTCCAGAACTTTGTATTTCGTATTCAGGAGTACCGCCTAATCTTTCAATTCGCTTGGCAATAAGGTGCTTCGTTGCAGTATTACCACTAGACCAATCATAATCTAAATTGTTTTTGACGATGAACTTGAATCCAGGTTTCAGATTAAGCTCATCAGTTGCAGCATCCAACCCAGCAACATCAGAGGCATATTTGGCAACAAGATTTCCAAAGTTATATTTGACTTCTGGCTCACCATAGGAGATGGCGGCATTAATTGATGTCTCATCAGAACCTGTCATTTTCTCTTCCTGGATTGATAAGATACTAGCTGTAATCGTTGCATCAGACTCCGTGACTTCAATTGTCAGTTCGTTTATCATGCATCCTTTCGCACGATACACACCAGCTGCACCTCTAGAATAAAATGCAGTAAACGTAGGGAGTTCAGCACTATCTTTGATTTTGTATGTGTGTCTATACGCAGTCGTCGATGGAATTTGTACGGCAGTTACGTCACCTGTTGCCAGGTAAATCAAGTATTTTGCGTATTTTACATCAAGCTTTTGGGTGATTTCACCCTCTGCCCACTCTTTAATGCGGTATTGATCGTAGTTGGCATTTACAGAGCCAGAATGTATCTTTTCATCCGCTTTTTTGTCCCTCATCTGCATAGTGTTATTACTAACTGGTAAAGTAATCGTCGGCACAGCTTCGGCAGTGTATGGAGTGCTTTCAAACGCGATCGCAAAAAATTGCTGTGCACCTAGTTGTGATTGAGACATAGTTATTCAGATTTTGAAGTTGGGGTTGCTAGAACCGATCCAGCTTTGGATTTGTCAGCGGCATCAAACTTTCCATCTCCAGTAATATCCAGGGACTTTTCCTTGGATTCTCTCATCTTGATGCCCATCATTCGGCGTGCTTTTCGTTGAATTTTGTCCTCGCTGGATCCACTGATAGAAACTGGACCACCAGGCATACGTGTGAACAGACGCGTGATCGTTTTCTGCTCTTTTTGGGTTTCTTTTGGCATGGTTGAAGTATGTCACCTCAATCTGGAACACCTAAAAATTTAATGAGACAAGAAGTCAGAGTACTAATCGCTGTCGACCAGATTCAGTCACCGCTGATAAAATCACGTCTTTAGTTAGCATATTATCACCGTACTGCCGCACCTCAGCACCGTCCGCAGGCATCAATTGCTTGCACCCAGGAACTCCTGACATATAATCTTTGACTGTATCAACTATCAAAAAGCCAAGCTCTTCCAAAATATCCACACCCTCATCAAAATTGGTAGGGTCAATTTCATAAAAAATCCGTACAGTGAATTGGTGTATGTTATCATTCGTCATTGTATCAATAGCACGAGAGGCTGTGGAGCGGTACAATATCTCAACCAACGGATCCAAAGCAAAGTCCACAAGAGGGTGAGTAAACACATGCTGATTGCCAGCTAATGCACGCGCGGCAAAGGTCTGACCTTCCCATTCAATGGTATCGATGATCTGCTTGATTTGTGATTTGAGGATGGGGATCGGATTACTTGCCATAGTGCTTTTTCGTATGTTTTTGAATTATTCCGCCTGATGCTGTGCGTCCATCATCAACGGCATCATCCCAGAATCCAGTGTTGAAACGTTTGATTCTTTTATTCTGATTCAGAAAAGGAGTGTAGTTGGTATTCCGTTTGTTATTTGGATTATAACTCAGACGAGCATCACTCATCACTTCACGACGCAGACCTTGTGTGTCTAGTTGGCGATTCAAAAAGCCCTTTTGTGCTGCACCTGATCTAGTATATCGCGGAGATGGCGGTTGACCATATATTCTCTGATTGATATTCAATTTTGCTTTTTTCTCCACCAGAGCTGCAATTTCAAATACAGCATTCCGTAGAGGGTCTGTAGGTTTTTTGCTTAATTTCACACGCAATTTATCAAATCCTGATGTCTTTATTGAGAGCATAAAAAAATTCTAATTCTTCAAAACCTTCATAGTCACCAGTTGATAGTGACGAGGCAGCATCTGCACTGTGGGGTATTCTTCGAGTGAGAGAATGTCATAAATATCCGTGCCAAACACGATCTGAGCGCTATCAGGTAGGTCAGTAGTCAAGGCACTCCGTTCAATAATCATTAAGTAAGATTTGCCAGAAATTGTACCAAGCGTAATATCACCATCCAAAGGTTGAATGTGGATGTCCACGTTTTCACCGATTGTGGTCATGGTCTTGACTTTCCCACCAGACTTTGACCGAACCATGTCAGTAGTTCGGACTTCAAATCCAGTATCGGCAAGTTGATCAGACAATAGGGACATATTCCATCAAGACCTGATTAAATTTATGATTAACGCTGAATATAGACTGCAGGTCGCCTGGGTCTATTCCATTGTACATTGACGTAATATCGTCCTTTGCCGTACCGTTCTTGATGTCAATTTTACCCACTTTGATTTGTGAGGCTGTTTGACCACCGTTGGCAGCTTTTTTCTTTTTGCTTATAAAGTATTCAGCGAATTGTTGAAGCGTAGATTTCAGCGCGATTTTGAGGTCGGCTGGAAACTTGCTTTCATCGCCAAACGCAAAAACCCCAGTGACTTCCAGATACTGGTTGCTTTTCAATGGCTCATATAAATCCAGTGAAGTGATCAGTGAAACATCAGGCACACCTGGTGCATACATGTTGGATTCATAATCCTTACCATCAGTCAGCGTTTCAGATTCAGGGGTGAACTTGGTTTTTTTGACCACGGATGAAATCAATTCAGCATAACCAACCCACACATGCGGATCACTCGTGGAAAATTTTTTGGTTGTAGCGGTTGGTGGATTTCCAGGCGCATAGAAAATCAGACCATGCCTGCACATCACCGCCTCAGCAAACGCAATTGCGTCAGTAAGGTAATTATCCAACTGAGTATCCTCAGATGAATATCCAAAGTCAGTCAGCAGTGTAGGTGCATCAAGTACGGACATCAGTTTCTATTTTTTGGGTTTGTTGGTGGGTTGCGGTTTTGGCTTATCTGCTTTTTTCTCAGTTTCCTGGACTTTTTTGGCAGGTTCAGCAGATTCCTGTTCATCAGGGGTTAGTTCTGGATCAGACGTTTCGGCATTTGGTTTTTGCTCAAGCTCTGCTACACGTGCTTTTTCAGCAGCAGCTCTAGCTTCTTTGAGTGCTTCTTTGAGGCTATCCTCTTGCTGTTTGGCGGTTAAAGCAGTCAGTAAAACTGTTTCACCCTCAACTTCCACAGAGAACCCACAGCTGCGAGCAACCCCTGAAATTTTAGCCAGACCTCTTTTGTGTAAGTAATTCATAAAGCTATGTCATTATGATGCATATGCGTTGAGGAACGACCCATGTCGGAAGTAGTTTCGATCACCATTGTTTGGTGTCTCATTCCCAGTTGATAAGGTTCGACCATTGGTGTGTTTGAATGCCATCCGTGGGGCGCCATCAGCATAAATTCGAGCAACATAAGTAATAATACCACCTTTGATGTCCAAAACACCATCGTCGTTAATAAACGATGTGTCTTTTGCCATGATGACTTGGTAACTTCCTTTGTGCATAAATAAGAACTGATTATCATCCATACGCTGTACGTTTTCGATTGCCTTCCCATTGATCATCAGAGAGTCACCAGGTCTAAAGTAGCGATCACCAGATGTGGGGTTGAATGCTCGGCGAACTCGAGAGATAGAATTGCGATTCATTAAAATTGCATACTTGGATTCCTCTTCACCTGACAACCTTTTTGATAGTTGACCATCAACATAATCAAGAGCATCAACATCATCAGAAATCCCAACATCCAAAAGTGTTACAGGTATAGATCCAATGTGATTCTCCGAATCAGTGCCACCAACTGCGTTGATAAGCCCCCGGCTGAATTGGTTAGAACTACCATCTGAGTACAGAATGTTTGACTGCAACTCCCACTCGATACGCGATTGAATACGAGCCAAGAAGATGCCAACCTCAACAGGGTCAAGATCCATCAAGTCTCTCTCGTGGATAGATGTGGATGCTTGCACCTTTTTTGTCTTGTTTGACAAGGTCAGTGAGTCGCGAAGCACATCATCAGCTGAAGTACCTTTATCACCTTTTGCAAGATTCTCTGCGTCTTTTTCTACATCCCATTCAGCCAAGTCTTTGTGGTCAAGTTCGTACTGCACCTGGCACATCGACAGAATGTTTGACTGTCGTGTAAGACCTTCCAGTACTGGGAAAATAGTAGTCTCAATGACTGCGTCAGTATCAACAGCGAAAGTTTTGGACATCGTTTTTTGAGCTTCCTTCTCTACTTCGCTGAATTGCCGAAACTGTGAAGTCACCTCTGGCTTGACATATCCATATTTTTCCATTGAGAATGAAGTCGCCATGTCTTTCAACCATGTTTCGGACTTTCCAGCCGCAGTATCAATTGCTGAAAATAAAGCTCCAATAGGGATTCCTTTTCCGTGGCGGAAAGACCCTAGCATATCCACAGCTTCACTTATTCCTTGTCTTCGAGAAGCAGAAATTTCTCGAAATGTTTGTAACTTATTAAATTGTACTTGAGGCATAAAATTAAAATTTAAAAGTTTCTTTGAGGCTACTTTCGGCTTTACTCATCTTAGCAGAGCCTGACTGTAGTTCATTCTTATCATTAATATTCGCAGCATCCGCGAATGCTTTTCTCATTGCTGCAGATTTTTTGGCTGCCGCTGCCGCTTGGTCTTCAGCCATCTGGGCTTGCTTTTCAGCTTCGGCTAGGTCTTCGGCACTCATATCAGAACCTTCTGGTACTTCCATTAGTGTGAGTTTCTTACCATTTGATTCCACGACTGTTCCAGCTTTGAACTCAGATTTGTCTATTTCGATCTGAATTTTGTTTTTGGCTTGCTCGGCTGCAAATACAGCAGCAGCTGCCTCAGTTGCGATCTGTGTGATCTCTTCTTTAGTCATATCAGTTTCATTGTTATTATTGCTAAATGATTGAGAGTTTGGGTCGTCTCCTGACCGGTTTGGGACAGCTGTGCTTCCCTTTATAGTTGAGAAATACTCTTGCTCCATGATTCCTGTGCCACCAGAACCTGGAGTGATTCCAAGCAGCAGGGCGAAGGAGCGGATGTTCGCGGTTTTGGCAAAAATAAAATACTCGTCCTCATCCCACTCAAAAAACTTCCAATCGTTCCAGTTATCAGGCTCAAGTACCAGTGAAATCCCTGTGATGTTCTCGGACTCAGCTACAACCTGCTCATTAGTGGACTCAATCACACACTCCATTTCGCGAAATCCAGCCTCACTCAAGGTGAGCTTCATTTTACTCATGAATGTACTGGTAAGGAACTTCATCTCGCCTGTTTCACCCTTATGGTTGAAATCTGCCAGAATAGACTTTGCCCGCTTGTCACTGACTGCCATGTTTTGCCAATTCCGCAAAAAGAATTGGTTTCGCATTTTTTCCTCCGAAAAACCAATCATTTTCCAGCGAACACCCTTTGCGTTTGACTGATCAGTAACCACTCCATCCTCCGCAAAAAATTCTTTGGTAACTTCAATATTACCAAGCCCTTTGACTTGATTACTACCCATAGCAAACATGACTGCCAGTCCAGGCTTGCCACCATCAGTTGCTTTGAACAGTTTGAACATATTCCAAGTAAACCATCCCAACCTGGAACACCCCATAATTTAATGAGACAAGATTGACAAAAATAGATTTAATTGATTGATTTTACTCATGAATCACAACCTAACAGAGCCTGAATATCAAGACAAAGAGGAGGTAGTACCAGCTGCAATCACCACGATTACCAACGACGAAAGCAGTGCCACAATCTCCATCATCCCAATTGATATTGGTTAATCCTCACCTTCCAGACTATATACAGCTGTACATCGACAGCGAGCGTCTTCACCTGGTTTCATGTTGCCGTTGCTAAATGGCTCATTAATCGGAATCCAGCCTTGACGTTCGTTGTCTTGGTGTGAATCGCGTACAATTTCATCACGTGCGGTTAGCCATTTTTTGAACTTCCACCCTTCAGACTCGTACATCACAAATCGTGACTCTTCAATTGCATTGCCAACCTCAGTCTCAGCTACTAGCTCCGCACGATTTTTAGCAAATCCTGGGATTTTTTCTAGTAGGTTATCTACAAATTCCTGCACCGTTTCTGAGTTATCCAGAATTGTCTCAACCTGACTGTATGTCTGCACATCCACCGAATCAAACAAATCACCGCCTTGCAGCAAATTCACCGCACGCTCACTGACCAGGTTACGAAGCACCTCTGGCAAACGTGATGCATTCTGAGACTTTTTTGTGGTTTTCAAAAATTCATCGTACCCAATTCTTGCAAACCCCATCAGGTCACGCTTGAGGGTATTCATCGAGTAAAATGTCTCAATTTTGGGGAAGTCGTCGAAGGTAATGTCATCCAGAGAATCAGCTTTTTTGGCGTGACGTGCAAACTTTTCTAGCTGCTTTGTAAATGCTTTTTCCCATTGGGGTAGAAATCCTTTCTTGACTTTGTTTCCTCCATCGTCCGTCTCTGTTCGGCTATATGCACTTGAGCGTAGCGCCCGCTCAGTTGGTGTTTTTTTTGACGAAAACGCTGCATTTCGCACTTGCTGGCTACCGTCAGGCTCATCATCTGAGTCATCATCAGTGTCCGAATTCGGCTCAGTAGCAGGTTGTGTAGACACAGTTGCGAGGTTCTTCAACTCATCTGGAGCCGGACCAAACCCGATCACTTCACGGGTCTCGTCAAGCGTCAAAAGTGGGACGGATTGCGAGTGACTTTGCACATACGCATCTAAAATTAATTTCTGACGTGCTTCCTGCTTTGGATCGCGTGGCTTATTATAAGAAAATTTCAAAAATTTATTGGTTTGGACTCCAAATTTAACTAAAAGCCATTTATTCACAAAGTCTGAAACCTGTGATTCAATTTTACGACCAACCTTGTCACCCAGTTGGTGGTTATATGCTGTAGCATTGTCATATTTAGCACCACCCACTAAGTCCTCAGGTTTCAGGCTCCACGTTATTGCGTAAATTTTCTCAATCCTATTAAGAAATTCCTCACCCAGCATTTCCTTCGCTGTCCGAGTAATTTGCTTGATGTCCTTAATAAAAGGTGAAGCAATCAGTTCACCAGCATGTTTACTCCCTACAAATAAACTCTTAACACGTTCTAATAACCTTTCTAAGCGACTTTTTTTATCACCTTTTGCGCTGCCACCCCAGTAACTGAGCGCAGCACCTTTCGCATCGCCGCCTTCAAGCATCAGCAAAAATGGATCAATCAGCCCATTTGCCCATTTGTTATTGTTACCCTTCCAAATATGTAGCTCACCAACAATTTTTTCGTATGCTCGGTCAATACGCGGCGCAGGAAGCATCTGATGTACCCCCGCAGGATCTTTGAAGATCCATACATCCTTATTAGGTATTAACTTTTTTTGACTAGGCACTCCTTTTTCTAATTTTTGAACCCACAAAATCTCTTTTTCAGATGAATTGGCATGCACATTAAAATGATCCGGACCATAAACCTTAGGAGTCCCGAAAGAATTAAGAGCGACAAACGTACTGCCTTTAATTGCAATCATGTTAGTAATCTCCTCCACCATAGTGTCAAACTGCAAATCTGTTAAAATCTGCTCAATATTTTCTTTGATTTTTTTATTATTTCTGTCAGATCTCGTTGGAAATGAAGATTCAATCCTCCAACCCGCATCACCAACATTGGCACCCCATTGCATCACAGCTTCGGTTATATACCCATTGCTATCAGCAATCAAATCATACTTATCCCACGTCAACCGCTGCCGTGAGTACGGCGTAAATTCCTGCACATTCGCATCAGAACGGAACGTACCCCGGAAGAGGTCATTGATTCCACGCAAAAATTGATCAAGTAATGAGTTCATATATTCTGCAATTCTTCAACCGCCTTACGTGCGGTGTCTTTCGATTCATCCGTTGCTTTGTCATCATCCAAAATCCGAGCTGAAAGGATAAAAACCAAGCCACGCAACGCCTTTACACTTTCACGCAGCATCGTATTATCACGAATCAAATATCCAATTACACCTGTTGCCAGGCTGATCAGTGCGGTTGTGATGATGTTGATGTCCATACAGTTATTTTTTACGATATCTGGTAAAAATTTCGGTTATCATGTAGATACACCAGACCAAGCCCACGGCTACAATCTGGGCTGCTACGTCCTCGGTAACTGCTGCAATCCAACTACTCACCACGGTAGAGCCAACAAAACGGCTGGAAGTTGCACGGTCAATAATTTTGCGTGCAATCCATCCAATTCCGTCACCAAAACCACTTGACTTGGATACATCAACATCAAAGCCCACGGCTTCGTCTATTTTTTCATCTAGTTTTTGGGTAATTCTTTCAGAGTTAGATGCAGCCCATTCTTTCAATGCAGTTTGAGCCTCTGGGTCGGCAATCGGAGCATCAATTGGTGATTGCATATTCAGTTCTTTAGCTGCCACACTTGCTGCCTGTGCAGCTTCAACAAGCTGTTTTTCTAATACGGAAAGCTGCGATTCTAGTTCACGATTATCTGTACGCAGTTGCTGATTGTCATTGATATACTGTTCCAACCTGTCAGAAATTGCTTTATCCCCTTTTTCGTCTTGTATTATAGACGCGCGCAAGGTGTCAATTCTGGTATAGAGATCAGATATAGTATATCCATATCCATCTTTTGGTAAGTTATTAATCTCCTGCATCCTAGCTAGTCCCCACTTGGTTAGCCATTCATTCAGCTGTGATTCATTATTGATGTGGAAGGGTTTGGTGGGCATAGTAGGGCTTGAGTTAGTAGTATAGTGGGCAGAGCCTGTGATTTTATTTTTGTGTATTTTTACCTCACTGACTGGTAAGGTGTCAGGGTCAGAACAGACTACGTTGTCACCATCAATCGAGCGGGCGAGTAGCCAATGATTCCACCCTGCCTGTGTTGAATTAGTCTGAATCAACACTCCCTCACCCCTAGAAACCCCTTCAACTACTCTGCCCCAGTTACCTGTCCACATTCTGGTGACATATTGTACACCAGCAAATCTATCAGCTTGATTCCACACCCAATGAACTTTTGACGGATGTCCGCCAAGAGCAACAAAATGCGCGCGCTTTGACACCTCATCAGGACGCATACCCACCATCATGCCAAAACTAGAAACCACACAGCCAATTTTGCCGATGGTTGACGTACTGTAAGCTGGGTCAATCCGTACATGCCTCCACTGTGGGTCTTTTTGTGAAAATCTTGTCATAGTTGAAGTATGCCAATTCAACCTGGAACACTGCAAAATTTAGTGAGACAAGCGATCACATGTAGATGATTCAGTCTTAACTAATCTATCAAGCTTAGTACGTATCGCGTTTGGTGATCTATCAATCACCTTGGCTGCTTCCGTGGCAATTTGGCGGTATGTCAATTCATCCGCATAAAAAAAATGTAATTTGCATAAAATCCAAATCTCGCTATCCTTCCACTCATTTTGGCGTTTTTTCCGCTTTTCATAAGTGCGAATAGTTTCCTGTGCTTTTTTCCAGTTGAGGGTCGCTGAGTTCATAGTCCGTGTGATTGTGAATTTTTGAAAAAATTAGAGTGCGTCAAATGCTGAAAAGTCTGGGGTGGGATTGAGGTCAAAATAAGCATTCATCATAAGTGTGTCCGAGATGTCCGGCGATCTGCCAAGTACTTCCTTCAGCTCTTCCTTTGTCGAAATTTGCTTTTTGGTTTCTTTATCAGGGTTGCGGCGTTTAATGGCTCTCAGTTCCTCTTTAATGAGGCGACATATGTCAATGGCTTTGTTTTTGACAGGAATTTCATCCGTTTCCACTCCATCCACGGTAATAATCATCTCTTCAAGTCGCATGCACAGCTTGTCTTTGTTAATAATCTGTTCAGCCAAGTAATACCAGCACTGAGTTCTCAGGTTTTTATAATCCACAAACTTTTTTTGTTCGGAGTACTTTTGAGCAATTTCAAACGATGAAACATCAGCCATATTTGGACTATCATCTAGTGCCGAAGCCCCACCATGAAAAAACACGTACTGATTATTAGAAAGCCCCCATCCCATTCCGTCACCATCTGGTAGTACGTCCCCTTCAGATACTCCATATTTTTGCCGCTGCTGAAGTATCAGCTGGTCAAGCTGATCAGGAGTACACTTTGTCAGAATATGAATTGCGCGCCAGTCCCAGCCGTTGAATACGCTGACCACTGCCAAGTCTTTCCCAAACCCAGCAACATCCACAGTAATGCGGAAGTCATTTGCATTATCTGCACCTGTGAAATTAGTAAAAATGCGGTTGACTGCTTTATAGTCACACAGCGAAAGCCCATCACTGGATATTTTCCAGTTTCCGTCCAAAAGCTGGGCTCGAGTGGTGGAGTCTTGACTGGTTAGCTTTGCCAGATACCCAGGATCTTTTTTCATCAATATCTTATTGTCACGGATTTTGCCTGGGATAAACGTAAACGAAAGAATACGCTCGGACAGCGGCACGTCAGCCAGTGCAGGATCGTCAAAAATATGTGAAGCCTTATTGTGAACTTCCTGGAGAGAGTTGCCCCAGACTATTTTACCGTCATCGATTGTAAAGTAGCGTAGCTTTCCAACGCGATCAGGAATCGGCAGTCCGTAATTTGGTGAATCCTCTTGCTGGTCAATATACCACTCAATAAAATCTGCCACCCAGCTGTCAGGGTCTGGGTTACATGTGGCGCGCATATACGGACGAATACCACAAGTTGAACGGTTGCGAGTCAGCAAATAAAATACCATCTTGCGTGAAAAGTGAGTCAACTCATCAAACCCTATAAAGGCGTATTGTACACCTTGGTGACTGTACACATCTTTTTCGTGTTGCAGATGGCTGAATTCAATTTTTGCACCGGATGGAAATACCCATTTGTTTTGAGTTGCTTTGCCGTTTAGTGCTGGGTATATCGTTTGAGAGGTGTCGAAAAGTCCACCTCCAGCGTTGATTTCTTTGTATGTTCTGCGAAAAACAATCCCAGCAAAGCCCTTGCGGTGCGAATGCCGCGCAGCTTCCATCAACAGCGCAAAACTTTTACCGACACCAGCGCCAGAGCCGCCAATAACAATATCAGCGGATGAAGAAAGGAACTGCTCTTGAAATCCTTCCTGGGGTCTAAGCTGGGGTGTCTGTGTCTCGTCCATTTTTTGGTAAATACATTATAGGTTTGCGCTCCTCAGTTCCGTCTGGACTCGTAAATGAGTGCTTATTTGGAGCCTCTACTCCCTGAATCTTTGCTTTTAACGCGAGGGCAGAAATCATCGTATTAGCAGGATTTCGGCGGTTCACTACATTCGATTCAACCATTTCGAGCGTTATCTCTCTTTTGCAGTTGGCAATTATCTCATCTAAATCAGCCAATATCTGTGATTTATCATCTGATAACAACTCTGCCTCACGTTCAGTACAAAATTTAATCAACGCCGCAACCTCATCATTCTTCAACAATCTGGAACCTTGAGAATATGCAGACTTCACCGAGTAGCCAGCAGCCTCTGCAGATTTTGTCGCATTTTTGGACGTCAGATAATTACTGATGAAACTCTGCTTTTTGGGTGATAACTGTTGAAATCGCTCATCATTTTGCAACTCTTTTGTGATTTTTTGCAGAATTTTTGAGCGAAATTGTGAAATATCTGACTGATTTTGTCCGTTAATAGTCATATTTTGTCCGTTTTTTGACTGTGAATGAAGGTATTTTGCCGCAGATGGGGAAGATTTTGCTAGATTGTGAATGTTTTCAGCAGCTTTTGCTCGACCCAGGGCGCTTTGTTTTTTGACAAATTGCGATGGTGTCAGTCCGTATTCCTGGGCAATAAAATCATCCAGCTGGGATTGACTGACTAGCAGCACGGCGGCGATGTCTGCATATTCTATATCGTAAGAACATAAAGCTTCAAGCTGCTGTTTATTGATTTTCTGACTCATACTCTTCAACATTCACGGGTTGCCCATTTTTGGTGATTGATATGTCCGAATTTTTTGATTGTGCGTATAAAATCACACGACCGATAATGGCATCGCAGTACTTTGGGTCAAGCTCCATCAAGTATCCAATACGTCCAAGCTGGATGCAAGCAAGTAGTGTTGAGCCACTTCCGCCAAAAAGGTCAAGGACTCTTTCGCCACGTTTGCTGCACCGCACGATTGCCCTAGCTGGGATGTTGACTGGTTTTTGGGTGGGGTGAACATAGGTTTGTACCGCATCACGGCGTTCAAACCACACGTCCATAGTTCTGGCAACCTCATCATATTTTAGGCTGAAAACGTCTTGCAAATTAGTCAGCTTGGGGTTGGTATATGGTCTTTTACCTTTTTTCCATCCCACCAAGCACGGTTCATACGCACGATGAAACATCTGCCCCATAGAAAACACAAAAGACTCCTTCACCCAAATAATCATCTGATTTACCAGCCAGCCATTTTTGCGCAAGGCGGACTCATTCAGTGGATACTTACTGGTTGCCAACCACCAAAAAAATGCGGCGTTTTGCTTGGTTGCAGCATACGCGCAGGCGGCGACTTTGTCATAAAATTCCAGTGCATCCTCATGGGTCAAGTTATCGTTGAATATCGTCTCACCTTTGTATTTACCCTTGGAGTAAGAATTTCCTTCTTTGCTGTGGTAATCCACCATGTACGGCGGATCAGTGTGCAGCAAGTCTGCTTTTTTGCCGTCCATCAAAATATCCACGGATGCTTGACTGGTAGAATCCCCACACATCAGGCGGTGGGTTGTATTATCCACCGTTATCTCATACACATCTCCCTGTGCAGTGACTGGTTTAGCTGGAGGGTCAACCTCAGGTACTTCATCAGCATTCAAGTCAGTATCAGGTGGGTTGGCAATATCTGCTATAGAACCCAGTTGAAGAGAATCAAACCCTTCCTCAGTCTGTGCAGTGGCTACAATTTCAGGAAGTTTTTCCAAATCCCACGCACCCTGAATTTCAGGATTGTTGGCAGTTAAGTTCGCTTGGGCTTCCTTGGATTCACTCCATTCAACCTCACGATATGGGAACTTGTGACCCTCGTACTCAAACCAGCCGTCAGTCTCCGAAGTCATGATAATTTTGGGGTCAATTTCGCTGAAAATTTTTACACGCTGATGACCACCAACTAGCTGACCAGTGGTTTTGTTGAATACAACCCCTGATAAATCTCCAAACTTTTTGAGGGATTCGCGAAGACCATTCAAAGCAGATTTTGAAATAAGCCGAGGGTTTTGGGGATTAGGGGTAAGTTGACTGATTTTCTTCATAAAATAGAGGTTTTGAGAATTTCTTTCTTCTTATTCAGCTGTTTGACTTCCTGGTGTTTTTGCCAGGTTTTTATTAGTAGAAATACAAAAAATGGAGGTATCCAGATTGGTGTGGTGATGAATAGGATGGTGCGGATTAGGATTTGGGTCATATTATTCGATCAGATCATCTTCGTATTTTGTTATGTGTGGATTTCCCATAGGGTGTATCTTTTTAACTGGGAAAACGTTAGGTTCAGCTTTTCGCGCAATTCTCTGCATTATTAAATCTTGAATAATATGAGCTGCTTTTATAATTTGCAGGCGATCATTAGGATGCTGATACCCTATTGCCTTGTATTTTTTCATTAACGATTCGGTAATTTCCAAAATTTCCATTTCTTCATGTGTTAAATACTCTCTTGATAATTGATATTTCTCAGTCATAAGCTATTTATCATTACCTTTCCAAAAACTCTGGACCTGGATTATAAAAACAATCCCTGCCGCCAGCATCACTAGAATACTAAAAACAACCCATCCAATCATAAGTATTTCAATAGGATGAAGCGTTGAATAATGTAATGTGTTCATATGTCATTGATGGATTCCAATAAAAGTACCTGCTGCTTGGTTGATACTGTTTTTCATCAGCTCTGATACACCAGGGTTTTCTTGAAAGTATTTTGACTTGATAAGAAATAGGATTTCATCATTTTCTATATCTAGTTTTTGGACTAAAGCGTGACATTGTGATTGTATGTTTTTTTCTATAGATTGATGTACAAATTGTTCAAAAGCATTTGTAATTTTACGTAGCGATATATGATTAGACAAAGTTCCTGGTAAAAATGTGGCATGAAAAAGTATTGAGTTGTCTGTAGTGATGGTTGCATGGGGCATATAGTTGGGTTATTTCAGTAAATTATTGATAACTTCCTGCCAGTCGGATTCTCTATTAAACTTGTACATGACAGAATCGCGAGCAATAAAATCAACAACTATCACCCAATATGAGCCATAAGTATCAGGCTCGCACGCCTTGAATGAGACGACTGTATCAGGATTAATGTAGAGTTTATCTGTGCGTGCGTCGCATGGGACTGAAATAAAATTAGGCATAAGAATTAGAAAAATGTACCATTGATAATATCTCGAAAAATACAACCAACCATCGTGATTATAGTGACCACAAACAGTGAGAATATCGGAAAGAAAACAGCCAAAAACCCAACCCAAGAAGGTGGAAGGTCTGTGGCAGCTCCAATAACCGCACCAGCTGATATTGCAACGTACAGTACGGCAATCAGCCTGGCGATCGTGAATTCAGTTCGGTATTCATAAAAAAATTCTTTTGGTGAGAGCATAAAATGTTAGGGGTTAATGATTTGATTGTGAGAGTGCTTGGGTAGTGATAGGCTTTAGCAGCTCAGATGGAATCCCAGAGGCTCGCGGCTCCGCCTCATCCCAAATCCTCTCTCTGCTCAGGCTTGGTTGTACAATTCGATGTACAATCCCCTCAGCATTACACCCCTCAATCTCTGCCTCAAATTCGGACCGTAGCCAGTATTCACCAGCGTCAATCACATGTAGCGGCTCAGGCTTGGAGTATCCAGTTTTTGACTTACTTTGCCCAATTTTGGCGATGTTATCATTTTTTTTGGTGTGGTAGTCTTGGATGCGTTGCTGGGCGAGTTGGTTGGCATACTCCTGATTTTTTAGTTGAACCCTCTCATTACGGATTCTACTCATGAAATGGAAAGCAAATCTGCAAGATAGTGATGCCAGTCTAGCAGGGTCTGTAATCCCAGGGTTTTTTTGCTCAACCTCGTCAAGCAATAAATCAAACAAATCTGAAGTAACTCCACATGTGGTAATCCTTCTGGCATATGGCTCGGATGTATTCGTCAAGAGTTTTTTTGTAGCTTTGCGCACATCTTTTTTATTAGTAGTAGTAAGAGATATAGAATTATCTATATATACAGTTTGATTTTCAAACCCCGCGGAGTTTATTTTTGGGACACCGTGATTTTCCTGATTCTTTCGTTGAGGCACCTCTTGAGGCTGCTCATTTTGGTGGTCTGGTGTAGCTTCAACCACATCATCTTGCGCAGTTTGATTTTCAAACTCCGTGGAACTTCCATTAGTTGTGCCAAATTCGTGACCTTCCATGGGTACCAAATATCCAATCATGCGTGTGGTTATTTTATATTCGTTGGAGGTATTCCCACCTGATCTGCGGTATCTGTGCTTGCGATCAACCAAGCCAAGCTCAACCAGGTGGCTGATTACATTGATAACCTTATTACGTCCGTAACCTGTCATTTTTTGCAGGGTTTCAATTTTGGGGAAGGCTCTGCCATACTTGGCGTAGTGCGCAGCTAGTTTGGTTAGCATCCACAGATCTGAGTCTATGAATCCAGGAATGAATGTGATGCGAGGGTCTAGTTGGATCATACAACAGGCACACTAAAATTCTGAGTTCCTAATCTAGGCGGATACTTTTTCCGTCTGTGTTTTTTTTGGTCCGAGGTCATACTGAGGGGTTTTGGCTTTTTGTGCAGCAAATTCTTGAAGGACTAGGTCATCAAGTTCAAGCCGTACTATAGACTGAAAGCAAAGCAACTCATGTTCAGCCTGCTCCATGGTTATGTTGGGGCGGTCTTTTTTAAGTATTGCGTGGGCTTCAGTGACTGTCATGCAGCTGTTTGCTGTTGTGGTTGTGTAGCTTGCACCGACTCCTGCTGGATGTTACCGATCCACAGGTCAACTAATGCATCCAGGCAGACCATGGTATGCTGGGTCTGCTCCAGGGTTATACCTGGGATATCTTGTGCAAATAGTTCCTGGGCTTCAGTGACTGTCATAGCGGAGTTGGGGCTAGTGGTTGACAGTGTAGAATTTTTTTTGAGTTTAGTCAAGTCACATTATCAGACTTGACTTTTTTATATAATTTTATTATCAGATAAATACCCAACAGACTAGTCAAAAAAAAATACATACTTGACTATTCCTCACTTTTCAACTTATGTTCCGATATCCGCACTCAAACACGGTCATAACCAAAATCGACGCCATCTCAAAAGGGGCTATTACTAAAAAACTCGAAAAAATTTCAGGTATGTCATTTCAAGGCAAAAAAGACACGTGGGATGCATTTATTGCTGCACGTGATGCGCTTCACCCACTGGGTACAATATCAGAATCTGACTGGATCAGCAGATGGCAGGCTGCACATAAAGAAATGGAAGACGTGCTCAGCTTGTATCAAGTCACCAGGTACGCAAAAATGGGCGTGCTACGAAGTAGAAAAGGCGACCGTGGTGAAGTCGTCTGTAAAAAAGACGTTGAACTACTGAAAATGGTGCTAAAAGCAGCTGATGAACTTAGAGATGTTGGAGTACTTGAAACTACCAAAGACCACAATGGGAAAAACATCATCATTGTCCATTCACTTGAAGATAACATGAAAAAGAAAGCCCTCCAGGACAAAATGTCAGATGCGCTCAAAGACTTCCTAACACACCCTTTCACAAAAGAGTTTATCAAACAGGCTGAAGCCGGCAAATAAGCCGGTCATTTTTTACCTGTGACGGGTTTCAATAGCGATTAAAGCAATATGTAGGCAA